TCCGCCTGCACCTTCGCTTTTAGGGCGAAAACGTGGCGTTTTCCCAATAAAACAGGGGGCGGACAAGCTGTCCGCGGACAAGCGGACAAACAGGGGCCACCCAGCGGACAACTCCCCCCTCCCCCCCTTTAGGGGGGGGGGAGGTCCAGGGCTGTCCGGACAACAACAACAACAGCACCCCCTTCGGAGGGCGTCATGACGCCTCGGGTGCTCATTGCCTGCGAGTTCAGTGGCACCGTCCGGCGTGCGTTCGCGGCTCGCGGCTGGGACGCATGGAGTTGCGACATCCTCGAGGCCGACGAGGACAGCCCGCAGCACATCATCGGCGACGTGCGCGAGGCGATGGACTGCGGCTGGGATTTACTCATTGCGCATCCTCCGTGCACGCACCTGGCCGTCAGTGGCGCCCGGTGGTTCACGGCCAAGCGCGTCGAGCAGGCCTCGGCCCTGGCTTTCGTCCGGTTCCTGCTCGATGCGCCTGTCCCACACATCGCGCTCGAGAACCCCGTCAGCATCATCAGCAGCCGCATCCGCAAACCGGACCAGGTGATTCAGCCGTGGCAGTTCGGGCATGGTGAAACCAAGGCGACGTGTCTGTGGCTCAAGGCCCTGCCGTTGTTGCAGCCCACCCACATCGTCTCGGGTCGGGACGCGCGCATTCACCGCATGGCGCCGAGCCTGACACGGAGCAAGGACCGCTCTCGCACCTACGAGGGCATCGCGCAGGCGATGGCCGCCCAGTGGGGCGCGTTCGTCACGAGCCAGCGGAGGGCCGCATGACGGTGGCAGGCGTGGCGTCGGCCACGGTGGAAACGCTGACCGCAGAGGTGCGGGTGCTGATGGTGGGCTCGCGGCAGATCACGCTCTCGGTGGCGCGGCAGCTCGACGCGGTGCAGCTCGAGGAGGTCGAGCCCTTTGGGCGGGTGGCGCTCGACGCGGGGGTGTCTGGCGTCACCCCTCATCGCGGGTGGGTCATCGGCCGGCAGCGTGACACGGGTGTGCTCGTGCGGGCCGAGTTCAACACCTGGCGCGGGGTGCCGTTCGTCGGTGAGTTGTCGCCGCCGATCGTGGTGTGCGATGGGCTGCTGCTGGGGGATCGCCATCACTCGTTGCGGCTCAGTATCGATGGGCGTCAGTTCGAGGTTGAGGGGTCCAGCATGGTCGGGTGTGGGCTGGAGCATCATCGATGGGACCTGGACCGACGCTGTCAGGGCTGGCATGCGGACGCCATGACGAGGACCGCAATCGCGGAGCAACTCGCGGCCTGGGATGCGGCGGCGGCGCGTCATGCGTCGGCGTTGGCGCTGCCGTTGATTGTCCTGGCAGGTCTGCGATGAAGACGCCCCGCATCTCCGAGAAGGTCATCCAGTCGCAGATCGTCCAGGCGCTCCGTACCGTCGGCGCCGCGGTGTACGTGCTTGGCCGTCCGCCGCGCCACGAGTCCGCGCGCATGGGCACCGGGCAGACGCCCGGCATCCCGGACCTGTACGTGCTGCTGCCGGACTCACCGTGGCATCGCACGCCCGAGGGTGGTGGTTTCGCAACGTATGGCAGTAAAGCTCAAACGTGCGCGCACGGCCTGTGGATCGAGTGCAAGGCCGCAGGGGGCCGATTACGCCCGCAACAGGCGGAATTCGAGCGCCTTTGTGGCGGGGCCGGTATCCCGCATCTGGTGGGCGACCTCGATGTGGTACTGGCCTACCTCGCGCAGCACGGCTACATCAAAGAGCGAGCACACTACCGGAGGCCCGCATGAGCTACGTCCCACCGACACTGGAAGGGCGCGTGTTGGTCGACCTCGGGCAGCAACTCACCGCCATGCGCGCCCGCGCTGAACAGGCCGAGGCCGACAACGCGCGGCTGCGGGAGGCGCTGGACGGGATTGCGTCTCCGCTCCATATCGACGGCGCCGATCACATGGCAGCGGTACAGCACGCGAGAGCCGCTCTCGCCGGCACACCGGAGAAGCGCGGGACGAAGGCGACCGCATGAGCGGTGATGCTTGGCTGCTCGTCGCGTGCGCGCTCGCGGCCCTATCGGCGCTCGTGGTCGGGGGTGTGGCCGCGTGGGAGCTGTCCAAGGCGCTCTGGCGCGACTCCCCCTTTGATGACGACTGGCGCTAAACTGGAGGCCCTATGGATCTGATCCTGCTCGTCTGCGTGCTCGCGCTCGTCGGATTTCTGGTGTACGTCATCACCACGCAAGTCCCGATGCCGCCCGGCTGGGCGAAAGCCATTCAGGTGCTCGCGCTGCTCGTGATTCTCCTGTTCCTGCTGACGCGTTTCGTGAACCTGCCGAACGTGCTGCCGCGATAAATGGCTGATATCGACATCGCCGTGGTGTGTATGGTCGTGGGTGCCGCGCTGATGGCGCTTGGTGGCGTGTGTGGCTGCGCGAGGCGTTCATGAGTGACCCGCTCTGCTTCCTCGCGCAACTGGCCGGCGGGCAGTCCTGCATCGGGGCTGACCGCGACGGCGAAGCGTGGTGCAAAATCCTGCTGTCCCGACAGGATGCCGCGCGCATCCTCGAGCGCCAAGACGAACTGATGGAAGGCTTCTACGTCACCCTCGTCCCCGAGAAGGGGGTCCAGCGACCCCCCTCCAAGCGGCCGGCGCACTGAGATGAAGAACAAAGCGAAAGACCTGTCCGCGCTCGGGGCATTGACAGCCACATGCATCCGGTGTGGGCACCCCGACCATTGGCATCGACACGATGACAAGGCGTGCGCGACGACGCATCCACAGCCGTGCTCACCGGATGTGGCACCGTTCCGGTGCCTGGGCTATGACTGCGATAGGGAAGGATTCGCACTCGGCACGCCTCTGAACCGTTGCGGCTGTCCGTCGTTCCGGCCATGATTCTTGAAGAGAAGGCGAAAGCGATGCCCAAGAGCGATGCCGCTATCGTAGCCCTCGTCGCACGCCTCCAAGCTGAGACGGCCGCACTCCGCAAGACGGTGCACTACCTCCGCTTCGCCGTCATGGGGGCGCACGACCAGCGGCTTCACGATGACGCACGACGCGCCGACCCCAACTACACGTCCATTCCGCAGGGGTGCGACTGTCAACTGTGCAGCATGCGCGCACCCCTGTTCGACGTGTACCTCGGACGGAATACGCCTGTGGAAAAATTGACCACGCGGAGTCCAGAATGTCGCGCGAGCACCTAAAGCGTGGGGGTAGTCCAGGCCGGACGCCTGGCGTACCCAATAAGGTGACCGTCGAGATCAAGGAGCTTGCCCGGCGGATGCTCACTGACCCCGAGTACCTCCAGGCGCTGAAGGTGCGTCTCAAGCGGGGCACCGCGCAGGCCGTCGAGGTGCAGCTGTACCAGTTCGCCTACGGGAAGCCGAAGGAAACCATCGACATGAACGTGAGCGACTACCGCAAGATGCCGACCGACGAACTGCTCGATCGGGCCCGATCGTTGACTGAGCGGCTGGCGTCGACGCATGCGAAGCGGATACTCGAGGACGTCTAATGCTCGAGACGCGAGACGACGACATCGCGCTGCTCGAGCAGGTGGAGCGTCGCCTTGCGTACCCACTCCTGACGTACTCGTGGGACGGCTACGACAAGCACCGCGCGTTCATGCGCGCCGGCAAGGACCATCGCGAGCGCCTGATGATTGCGGCCAACCGCGTGGGCAAGACGCAGTGCGCGGCGTACGAGTGCGCGCTTCACCTGACCGGCATGTACGACTACTTCGCGCCGTGGTGGGATGGCCGGCGCTTCGACAAGCCGGTGTCCATGTGGGCCGCAGGCGATACCGGCAAGACCACGCGCGACATCTTGCAGAAGGCGTACCTCGGGCGGCCAGGCGAAGAGGGGACCGGCTTCATCCCCGAGCACCTCATTGAGCGCAAGACCGCGAAGGCGGGGCTGCCTGACGCCATCGAGAGCGTGTACGTGCGCCACATCACGGGCGGGCTGTCGGTGTTACAGCTCAAGTCGTACGACCAGAGGCGAGAGGCGTTCCAGGGCACCGAGCAGGACATGATCCACCTCGACGAAGAGCCGCCTGAGGACATCTACACCGAGTGTCTGCTACGGACGATGGTCGGCGGTGGGATGATCGCGATGACGTTCACACCCTTAATGGGACTGACGCCGCTCGTGCTGTCGTTCCTGCCTGGTGGGCGCATTCATGGGGAAGCCGCATGACCCCGTGGGAACAGCGCGAGCGCGAGCGCCATATCAGCACGATCTGGACGCTCATCGTCGTGGTGGGTGGCTTGCTGCTGGCGGCCTACTGGATGCAGGCGAGATAAGCCGTGTCGTTCCTGCCCGGTGGGCGCATCCATGGAGAAGCCGCATGACTGAATGCGAGTGGACCTATGACTCCGACTACTTAGAAGGCGACACGTATTTCACCGGATGCGATCAGCGCAACATCGCGTGGGATGTGGGCACGCCGGCCGAGCACGGTTATCGGTTCTGCCCGTATTGCGGGAAGGCGCTTAAGCTGAAGGTGCCACGCGGTACGACTCGACCACCGCCCCAGGAATGGCCGTGTCTCGATACGTAGTCACGGCGACCTGGGATGACGCGCCGCATCTCACGATGGACATGCGGGACTCGCTGTGGGCGAGCATCCCGCCGTATCAGCGAGACGCACGGTCCAAGGGCATCCCGCAACTCGGCTCTGGCGCCATCTATCAAGTCAGCGAAGACGATGTGAAGGTGTCGGACTTCGAGATCCCGACGCACTGGCCGCGCGCATTTGGCATGGATACCGGCTGGGAGTGGACGGCTGCCGTGTGGGGCGCCTGGGATCGGGACGTCGACGTGCTCTACATCTACAGCGTGTACAAGCGGGGCCAGGTCGAGCCGCCGGTCCATGCCGAGGCCGTGAAGGCGCGCGGGGAGTGGATCCGCGGGGTGGGCGATGCGGCGGCGATTAACGCCTACGATGGGCGCTCGTTCATGCAGATCTACGGTGACCTCGGGATTGACGTGGAACTGCCAGACAAGGCCGTCGAGGCTGGGATCCAGCGGGTGTGGGAGCGGCTGTCGGCGGGGAAACTGAAGGTGTTCGCGTCATGCGGGCCGTGGTTTGACGAGTACCGGTTGTATCGGCGCGACGAGCGCGGGCGGATTGTGAAGGAGCACGACCACTTGCAGGACGCGACGCGCTACTTGGTCGTGAGCGGGCTGGATCGGGCACGCACCAAGCCGGTGCCGAAGCCGTACAATCCCACGCAGGCGTTTCATGGGGGCAGTGGATGGATGGCGTGACACTGACCGACGCACAGGTGGCGCTCTTGACCGATGTCATTGGCGACATTGAAGGCTGGCGCGTGCGGGACGCTGATGGCAGTGAGTTCGGGCCATACATCAACGGCGACGAGATCGAATCGCTCGCCCGCGAAGTGCAGGAGTACCGGGCCCTCCGGTCGGTGATGGCGGCCGCGGTGCGGGATGTCAACGCGGGGATGCTGAAGCCCTACGATGCGCTGGCGCATATCGTCGCCGAGCTGGCGTCGCTTGACAGCCGTGCTGTGGCCGACGGACACTAGGCGCGTTCATGGCTGAACGACCCGCGACGACAGCGAAGGGCACGGGCAAGGACGACCGGCTGACCGAGGCGCTTGCCCGGTTCAAGTTGGCGTCTGAGGCCGAAGCCGACCAGCGGGAGCGCGAGCTTGAAGACCTCAAGTTCGTGGACTTCGATGAGCAGTGGCCGGACGATGTCCGCACCGCTCGAGACGGGTATCAGCCTGGCGGCGGGTTGCCTCCGGTGCCCGCGCGTCCCTGTCTCACCATCAATAAGCTCCGCCAGCCGGTTACGCAGACCTCGAACGAAGCGCGCAACGCCAAACTGTCGCTGAACTTCTCCCCGAAGGGCGACGGCGCCACGCGGGAGATGGCGGAAGTGTACGAAGACATCGTGCGCGCCATTCAGGCCGACTCGCGGGCTTCGATTGCGCGGACGTGGGCGTATGACCGGGCCATCAAAGCGGGTCGTGGCTTCTACCGCATCCTCACCGACTACGCCAACGATGGCGACTTCGACCAAGACATCGTTTACCGGCGGATTCTCAATCAAGCAAGCGTGTACCTCGACCCGTCGGCGACGGAACCGGACTGGTCAGATGGCATGTGGGCGTTCGTGGTCGAGGATGTTCCGTGGGACCGCTACAAACGGCAGTTCAAGGACTCCAAACTGGCGAAGACAGGGGCGGACAACCCAGGCGAACTGACCAGCATCGGCGATGAGCAGCCTGAGTGGGTCAAGAGCACCGACGACGGCGGGCACGTCATCCGCGTGGCCGAGTACTTCTACGTCGAGATGAACTACGAGCCGATTGCGCTCTTCGCCATGCCGGATGGCAGCGAACGCACGCTGAAGGTGAAGGACGCGCCCAAGGACGCCACCATCGTCATCGATGAGGCGACCGGTAAGCCGTTCCAGCGTGACCTCGAGGTGCGGTCGGTCAAGTGGTGCAAACTGAACTGCTACGAGATCCTCGAGGAGAACGACTGGCCGGGGCGGTACATCCCGATCGTGCCGGTGATTGCCGACGAGGCGAACATCAACGGCGAGCGGCGGTGGACGGGGTTGGTGCGGCCCGCCATGGACGCGCAGCGGTCGTACAACTACATGCGGTCGGCACAGGTCGAAGGCGTCGGCCTGGCACCTCGCGCGCCATGGGTGGGCTACGCCGAGACGATTGAGGGTTACGAGCAATACTGGAATCAGTCGAACCAGCGCAATTTCGCGATGTTGCCGATCAAGATGGTGCGGGATGGGGCAGGCAACCCGCTCCCCCCTCCGCAGCGAAGTGTGGTCGAGCCCGCGATCCAGGCGATTACCCTCGCCGCGCATGAGGCCGACTCGGACATCAAGGCGACGACGGGACGGTTCGATGCGAGCCTCGGCAACCTGAACCCGAGTGAGCGGTCAGGCAAGGCCATTCTCGCGCTCCAGAAGCAGGCCGAGCAGGGCAGTAGCGGGTGGCTCGACAATCTGGCTTCGATGTCGATGGTATTGGACGGAAAGATACAACTCGACCTCATCCCGGCCATCTACAGCCGGCCAGGGCGCATCGTGGCGGCGATTGGGGCCGACGACAAGCGGCGATCGATTATGGTGGGGCAGCCGTTCGTGCCGGGGCCCGATGGGCAACCGCAGGCCGTACCGCCGGGACAGCCACCCCCGCCCGAGGCGAAGAGCTTTGACTTGCGGCAGGGGTCGTTTGGCGTCGCCGTGACGATTGGGAAGAGCTTCACGACGCAGCGGGAAGAGTCGACCGCGATGATGGGGCAATTGGCGGAAGCCGCCCCGCAGATGGTGCCGCTGTTTGCGGATCTGTGGGTCGGCAACATGGACTTTCCGGGCGCGCGGCAGATTGCCGACCGCTTAGAGAAGCAACTCCCACCGCAATTGCAGGAAAGCGAGGACGGCAAGCCGCAGATTCCGCCACAGGTCCAGCAGCAGATGCAGCAGGCGCAGGAGATGATCGACATGCTCTCCAAGGAGTTGGACGGCAAGACGGAGATCATCGAGCGCGACACGGTCAAGGCGCAGGCGGAGCTGGACAAGGTGCGGTTGGAGTTGGAGAGCAAGGAGCGGATCGCGTCGCTCGACAGCCAGACCAAGATCGAGATCGAGCAGCTCAAGATTGAGGCGGCGCAGATTCAGGGCGAATTGCAGATGCGGCAGTTTGAATTGACGCAGCTCGAGGCGTATAACCAGCAAGTGATGGCGCAAGGGCATGAGGCGGGGATGGCGGCACAGTCGGCGCAGGACCAGCGGGCACTGGCGGCCCAGCAAGCGGGGCATCAGCAGGACGCCCAGGCACAGGGCGCCGAGCAGCAGGCCGCGTTGGCCGAGCAGCAGGCCGAACTGGCGCCAGAGCCGACAGGAGCCGCGCAGTGAGCCCGCATGATGTCGCTGTGGCGTTGCTCGGGGGCCCGCTCGATGAGCGTCGGTTTCGCAAGGTCAAGCGGCACCTCGTACAGAAGCCGACGAACGTGCGGGAGTTCTTCGAGGCGCTCGACGACATCGCGAACGCCGAGACGGTCAAGCGGATCCGTGAAGGGTTGGCGCGCGTGGGCGTCGAGGCATGAGCGGGAAGGCGAATCTTCAGCGTCGACGGTCACGAGAGCGACGTCGCCTGCTGAGGACGACTCCGCTCCCATCACGGCGGATCGTGCGAGAGCTTGCGCGGTTCTTTCTTGAACGACTTGATGTGCATCCGTTCGTGTCGCCCCTGTATGACGCCGCCAACTCGTACCGCTTTGGAGCCACACCGTGAGCACCGTCGAATCGGACGGCTTCGTGATTGAGAGCAGCAACCCCGACGCGAATGCCGTGCGGGAGAGCTTGGGTGTCGATGCCTCCCCGTCGACGCCCGAGGCCGTTGCGCGCCCTGCCGCGTCGGCGCCTGAGCGAGAGGCGGACGGTGACGCCGCGACCCCCGTGGCGGCGGACGCTGAAACGCCCGAGACGCCGGACAGCGGACGTGAGCGGGGCGCCGACGGTAAGTTTGCCAAGCGTGACAGCGTGCAGGCGCGCATCGACAAGGCGGTGGCGCAGCAGCGAGCCGCCGAACGCGAGCGCGACACCTACCGCGCGCAGTTGGAGTCGTACCGCACGCCACCGACAGCCCCAGCAGAGCCGCAAGAGCGTCCAGCGCCACAGCAGGACCCAGCCACCGGCCCGCAGTTGGCCGAGTTCGACAGCTACGAGTCATGGGTGGATGCGCGCGCGGAGTGGAAAGCTGAGCAGAAGTGGCAGCAGATCCAGGCCGCGCAGTACGAACAGGTCGCGCGCCAGCAGCACGAGCAGGCGGTCTTGACGCATACCGAACGCATACAGTCGTTCGCGGCGAAGACGCCCGACTATTTCGAGAAGATTCAGGAGGCATCGCGCCTCCCCGTATCGGCGGCCATGGAAGCGGCGATTATCGCCTCTAACGATGGCCCCGCAATCGCGTACTTCCTGGCGACGCACCCGGAAGAAGGCGCTCAGTTGGCGTATGAGACTCAAAGTCTCGGTACGGCGGCTGCCTCCGTGGTGCGTCGCCTGTTGGAAAGCAAAGTGCACGCCACGCCGACTGCCAGCAACGGCTCAGTTGCGGGGGGATACCGACCGAACGTGTCAGCGCCCATTAAGCCGGTGGGCAGCGCACCCGTGGTAGCGGAGACGTCCCTCGACGACTTACCCTTTGGGCCGGAGTTCGTGCGGCGCGCGTTTGAACGCGACCGTAAAGCACGGCGGTAGGGAGATCGTCGTTGGTGATGCACCCGTGGCCACCCGAGAGGGCCACCCGTGGCAAACACCATCATTACCCCTGACTGGATTACCAAGGAATCGGCTGCGATCCTTGTCAACTCCCTGAAGTTCGCCGGCAACGTCAATCGGTCGTACGACGACCAGTATTCGCAGGCCGGCGCGAAGGTTGGCTATACCGTCAAGGCCCGACTGCCGCAGCGGTTCCGTACGACCTCTGGACAGGCGCTCCAGGTCCAGAACGTGACCGATACGTACGTCCCGGTCACGATCACGGACCAGAAGAACGTCGCGATCTCGTTCTCCAGTGCGTCGATGACGCTCGAAGTCGACGACTTCCGTCGCCGGTACATCAAGCCGGCTTCCGAGCAGCTCGCCAACACCATCGATTACGACGGGCTCGCGCGCTGCTATCCCGAGGTGTACCAGTCGGTCGGCACGCCTGGCGTCGCCATCTCGACCAACATCACGTACCTGACGGCGGGGGCCATCCTCAGCAACGCGGGTACGCCGGTCGATGGCCGCAAGGCCATTCTCGACCCGCTGTCGACGGCGACCATCAGCAACGCCAACGTCGCGGTGTTCAACCCGTCCAGCACCATCAGCTCGAACTTCCGTTCCGGTCAGTTCGCCGGGCCTGCGCTGGGGTTTGATAGCTGGTTCATGGATCAGAACGTCGCGCGGCACACGACCGGCGCGTTCACCACGTCCACGCCGCTCGTCAACACGGCGGACCAGACCGGATCGTCGCTCATCACGAACGGCTGGGCCTCTGGCGTCACGACCCTGAAGCGCGGGGACGTGTTCACGGTGGGCGGCGTGTTTGCCGTCAATCCGCAGAACTACCAGAGCACGGGCGCGCTGCAGCAGTTCGTCGTGACGGCCGACATCGACAACGCGGCGACCACGGTCAACATGACCATCCCGATTGCTCCAGCGATCATCACGTCTGGCCCGTTCCAGACGGTGACGAACAGCCCGGCGCATCAGGCCGTGATCACGGTCCTCGGCGCCACGGCGGCGTCGGCGGGCACGTTGACGGCGACCACCTCGAGCCAGGCCCTGCTCTACCATCCTGACGCCTTCACGATGGTGATGGCGGACCTGGAGATGCCGAACGGCGGAGCGAAGTCCTCGCGCGTCAGCAACAACCAACTGGGTGTGTCGCTTCGGTACGTCGAGCAGTACAACATTCAGACCGACATGAACGTCTCGCGGCTGGACTACCTCTGCGGCTGGAAGACCATTCGTCCCGAACTCGCCGCGCGGGCGTGGGGAGCATAAGACCATGGCGATCACGACAACGACGCTGTCCGCAGCGATCACCGATTCCGCCCTTCAGTTCAAGGTGGCGGCGGCCACCGGCTTCACCGTCGGCTATACGGTCCTCGTGGACCAGGAGTACCTCGGCAAGATCACCGAGGTCTCCGGCCTCGTGGTCAAGGTGAGCGGGCGCGGCACCGAAGGCACGGCCGCCGTTGCCCATCACCCGACGGCGCCGGTCAGCGCAGGGCCGACCTCGGAGTTTCCCGGTGTGCCGCTGGGGGAAGTCGCGCCGATTCCCCCGGATGCCGAAGGGTTCATCACCTACGGGGCCACGCCGACGGCGATTGCCGTGCCGAGCAAGGACAGTTTCATCATCCTGAACTCGGACACGACCACGGCCTACACGCTCGTGGACCCGACACCTGGGTCGGCGGGGCGCCGGCTCACCATCATGGCGGGTACGGCCGACGCCTACACGGTCACGAACACGACTGGCTACAACGGCGCGGGCACGACGGGCGACGTCGCCACGTTCGGCGGCGCCAAGGGCGACAACATGGTGATTCGCGCGTCGGCCACGCAGTGGCTGATCGAGGATCTCCGCAACGTGACGGTGGGCTAAGCCACGATGCCGGGAGTCATCGGCGTACCGTGCAGTGAACAGGGCCGGTGGTCGGCTTTTTGGGGGAACCTCTGCGACTTGGAGCGGCCCCCCGGTACGCGCGTGATTCCCGGCCGTGGGTCGTCGGCAGCAGCAAATCGGAACCTCATCGCTCGCATGGCGCTCGATTGGGGCGCCGAGTGGGTGTTTTGGCTCGATGACGACCTCACGTTTCGCACGGACACGTTGATGCGCCTGTTGCGGCATGACGTGCCGGTCGTCGTGGGGTTGTCGGTGCAACGACATGCCGATTTTGAGCCCTTGTGGCTCCATACGAACGTGAGCGCGGCCTCGGCCTTCTACCCGCAGCCTCCGGTGCCGAGCCGGGCCGATGGGCTGGTGCCGTTGGCCGCGTGCACGAGTGGCGGGATGCTGACGCGGCGGGACGCGCTCGAAGCGGTCGGTGGGCCCTACTGGTGGACGCTCGGGAAGCACGGCGCGCCTGACCAGTGGTGCGATGATCTCGACTTCTGTCGGCAGTTGACCGAGGCGGGCGTGCCGATTTACGGCGATCCGTCGGTACGGCTCGGGCACATCAGCCACATCGAACTATGGCCGCACCAGATGCCAGACGGGCAGTGGGTGACGGTCATTCGTGACCGCTCGGGGAACGTCATCACGTATCGGCCGATGCCACAGGCGCGAGCGGCGGTGTCCGCGTGACGGCGTGGCGGTCGATTGTCGGCTGGTGCGACTTCGCCCCGGCCTATGCCGAAGCAGTGGAGACCGCAGCGCCAGGCGCTACTTTGATTGAAATTGGCTGCTTTTTCGGGCGGTCGACCCGCATGCTGTGTGAACTCGCCGCGCAGGCCAACAAGGGGCTCCAGCTCTTCGCGTACGACACGTTCAATGGCATCACGGTCGATCACATCACCGAGCCGCACTTTCAGAAGGCGCTCGTGAAGGCGCAAGCGGCACCGGGCGGGCTCGAAGCGGCCTGTCGGGCGAATGTGGGTGACTTGCTGCCGCTCATCACGATTACCGTCAAGGATTCGCTCTCCGCGGCGAAGCAGCATCAGCCCGACAGCGCGTGGATGGTGTGGCTGGACGATGACCACCGCACGGCGCACGTCGCGCAGGAGTTGGTCGCGTGGTGGCCGGTCGTCGCGCCTGGTGGCTGGATCGGCGGGCACGACTACGACTGGCCGAGCGTGCGTGACGCCGTCGACCCGTGGGCCGTGGCGATGAACCTCACCGTTGAAGTGGTCGCGCCTCGGTCGTGGCGCATTCGGAAACCTGTCTCGAAGGAGTCGTGATGCCTCTCGCAGTCGATGAGTCCAAGTTGATGCCGCTCGCGCCGTCAGCGAAGCGCAAGAATGACGGCAGTCCCTATACGCCGGAGGATGCCGAGACGTACACGACGCACGTTGCCGGCTTCGCGCAGCAAGTCCAGCGCGTGCCGTTCTTCGAGCTGGAGCAGAACGGCGGGGTGCGGCGCTATGAGGCGCGCTACTTCCCGATGACCGTCTTCCAGGCGCACACCGACGGCACGCAGGGCAAGGTGACGGTACGCGACACCATCGCGAAGAACGAGCAGCACCTCGAGGAACTCGTCGCGCAGGGCTGGCACAAGCATCCCGACGCGGCGAAGGACGCCTATGAAGGCAGTCAGCGCGCGATCGCCCAGGCTGCGGCGGAAGTCGCCTATGCCGCGCAGTCGATGACGGAACCGGCGCGGCGCGAGTACCGCAAGCGGTCAGCGGACAGCCCGACCCACATCACGGAGTAGACCCCATGGCAAAACGGCCACAGGACAAGGACACGTACGACCCGAAGGAAAGCTACTTCGCGCCCGTGAAGGCGTTGGTGGCGGAACTGGCGTCGTCGTTGCCCACGGTTGAGGGCCCGCTCTTCCCGAAGGTGAAGTACCACGCCACGGAGCCGCCGCAGACGGTCGACACGCCCGAGGCGGAAGCCGCGCTCGGGGCGGGCTGGGGCGATTCTCCGGCTGAGTTTCTCAAGGAGACGTGATGTCGCAAGTCCTCCAGAACTTCAACTACTACGCCACCATCACGAAGAGCGACACCGTCAACTTCCCTGATGGCGTGTGCGATGCTATTTACGTCGGCACGGCGGGCGTCGTGGTCGTGGTACGCGAAGACGGCATCCTCGTGCCGTTTACCGCGATTGCCGGCGGCATCCTGCCGGTGAAGGCGAAGCGCGTCAACGACGCCAGCACCGTCCCGACGCTCATGGTGGCTCTGTACCAGCGATAAGCCATGGCCCGCACCGTCACGGCACGCTCGCTCATCGTCGGCACTATGCGGCTGCTCGGCGTCACCGCGCAGGGCGAAGAGCCGTCGTCAGCCGAAATGCTGGAGGCGTTCGACCGGCTGAACGAGATGGTCGACAGTTGGGCGACGCAGCGGTTGACGATGCAGGTCGTCTCGCGGTCGCAGTACGACCTTGTCGCAGGTCAGGCGACCTACACCATTGGCCCGACGGGCACCGTACCCACGCCGGACTGGATCGGCGCGCGGCCGGAGTCGGTCGACCTCGTGACATTGCTGCTCTCGTATGCGACGCCGGAGACGGAGCTACCGCTCGGGGCGCTGACGGAGATGGCGTATCAGGCGATCCAGCAGAAGACGCTGGAGAACTCACAGCCGACCGCCGTGTACTACGAGGCGACGATGCCCTCGGGCACGTTCTCGTTCTGGCCGGTGCCCAATACCGCCATCAACCCGGTCATCGTGTATGCGCCACAGGCGCTCGCGCAGTTCGCCGCGTTGACGACCTCCTACGTGATGGCCCCAGGCTACGTGACGGCGCTCCGGTACAACCTCGCGAAGATGCTGGCGCCCGAGTACGGCAAAGCGCTCACGGCGGAGATCGCGATGGGCGCCTCGGATGCGCTTGGCGACATCAAGCGGCTCAATGTGCCGATGATGGATCTCGGCTTCGATCCGGGTCTGCTGCCACACACCGGCCGGTACGGCTACAACATCAACACGGACCAGTAATGGCCAAGTACCCCGGCTTCATTGGCCCGTCCGGGCGCGTCCGCTCCATCAACGTCAATGCTGAGCGGACGATCAATTGGTACTTGGAGAACGTCGGCGGCACGCCCAAGGCGACGCCCTGGCTCGCGCCAACCCCTGGCCTCGCGCCGTTCGTGGTCCTCGCCGATGGGCCAGTGCGCGCGCTGTTCTCCATGGACGGGCGGGCGTTTACGGTCGTGGGCACCGGCTTTTACGAGATCTTCGCCAACCATACGGCGACGTTGCGTGGGTTGGTCAACGCCAACGCCTTCCCGGCGACCATCAGCAGCAACGGCACCAACGGCAATCAGCTGCTCGTCACGTCGGCCGGCAACGACTTCCTGTTCGACCTCGCGCTGAATACGTTCATCCTGCTGCCCGATGACGGCATCGGGGGCCCGACACGGCCGACCCGGATGGCGACATTCAGCGATGGCTACTTCATCGCCTTGCGCGCGAACTCCAACGAGTTCCAGATCTCCGCGCTCTACGACGGCACCGACTGGGACGCGCTCGACGTGTTTCAGGTGTCGACGGTAGCCGATCAGGTCGTCGCGCTCGTGGAGAGCCATCGCGACTTGTGGCTGTTTGGGTCGCAGACCACGTCGGTGTGGTCGAACACGGGCGACGCGGACGTGCCCTATCAGCCGGTGCCGGGCGTCAAGATCGAGCAGGGCTGCGGGGCGGCGTTTACCGCGGTGCCGTTCGATAACGCGATCATGTGGCTCGGCTCCGGGGTGAGCGGAGACCGCATCGTCTGGCGTGCGAACGGGTACACGCCCGAACGGGTGTCGACGCATGCGGTGGAGTTCGCGCTCGGACAGGCCCACCGCATCGATGACGCGATTGCGTGGACGTACCAGCAAGAGGGGCACACCTTCTATGTGCTGTACGTGCCCGACCTCGAGACCGTGCGCGGCTTCGCAACGACGTGGGTCTACGACGCGGCGACGCGGGAGTGGCACGAGCGCGCGATGTGGGATGCCATCAAGCTCGATTGGCAGCCGCACCTCGGGCGGTGCCACACGTACGCCTTCGGGGCGCATCTGGTGGGTGACCGCACCTCGGGTGCCATCTACGACCTCCAGTTGGGGCTCGCGGGCGATACGGTGGTGGTCACGGGTGTGACGCCTGGCGTGCCGATTCCTGACCCGGAGCCCGAACCGGCTGAGTACTTCCTGTTGGCGTCGGCGGGCAGCTACGCCACGACTGGGAGCGCGGCCGAGTCGGCGCAGTCCGATTATGCCTTCGCGACCTCCGCCGGCAGCTATGCGGTCACGGGGTCCGCCGCGGTCAATGACGTCGACCCGTTGCTGCTGACGCCGGAAGACTTCACCTATTTGGGCATGTTCGCCGCGCCACCGGACACGGGCGCAGGCGACTCGTGGGGCTTCTTCTACCAGCGCGGCAGCATTACGGGCCGGTACGTGGACGGCGAACTGCGGTTGCTCATGACCGGCACGGGCGACGCACCCTCGAACGGCTACAACGGCTATCAGCTCTATGAACTGACCATCCCGTCCGAAGGATCGTGGACGACCAACCCGAACACGGCGCCGTATGCCACGCTGATCAAGAATTGGGGCGCGATGTCGGCGGGGATTCGGCCCATCGTGGACACCAACGGCTCCGTGATGGCCGGCATTCTGTGGGACGAGAGCCGCAACGCCGTGTGGTACGCCTACGGCGCACGGTACAACGTCAGCGGATGGAATGACCCGAGCATCGGGATGGCCGTCCTCGATGACGACGCGGGTACGCTCACGAAGTATGGCCACTGGCGCACCCGGACGGGCAGCAAGCGCACGGGCGGCTACATGATGGCGATCCCCCAAGCCATCGCGGACGCGCACTTTGGCGGGCGCACGTTAGGCCTCGGGGCGTCGACCACGAGCGGCAATGCCACGGCCCCGTGGGGCCCCGTCCTCCAACCCGCCGCGTTCGTCGCCGACTACCTGACGCGGCCCGCCGACGCGCTCGAGACGGTGCCGGGTGAGTCTGCGCCAAACGGGCCGACCGGCGCGCAGCCACGGTGGAGCATCGACACGCTCGATACACTGTTTCACAGCATCTCGAACAAAAAAGCGCGGTATACCGACGCGGACGACTATCGGTATTGCGGCTGGGGCAGCACACCGGGGACCAATGATCCCGGCATTCCCCCGTACGACTGCGCCAATGGCTCGTGGGTGATTGAGGTCCCGAACGTCTGGTACCTGGATGCCTGCTTTGCCGGGGTGTGGATCGACGTCGGCACCAAGTACGGCGTGTGCTTCTTCGCGCGCATCAACGTCCCGAGCGACACCTATCCCGTCGTGCACCAATGGTACGGGCCGGGGCCGTGCTGCCATGGCCAGAGCGACGTCCGCAAGGCCGACTCGACGCCTGGCGACCAGTCGAGCAGCATGCGGAATCATCTCCTGATTTACGACCCGCAGGAGTTCATCGACAGCGCGAACGGCGACATCCAGCCGTGGGAGTTGCAGGAAACGTACGTCGCCGACATGGCCGAGACGTACTTTGCGGGCTCGGCGGAGTGGGAAGACGATGCGTACAAGATTGACGGGTCGTGGTTCGATGCGACGACGAACCGGCTGTATGTGGTGAAGGGTGACCGCGACGGGCGCAACGGCGGGAGTCCTGGGCGTCCGATGATCTATGTCTTCGAGGTGGCGGTGTGATCCAACTGCTGCCAAAAGCCGCGTTTAACGCCGGCTGGGGCGGAGCCGTCTCGAATATTGGCGTGTTGGGCGGCGAAGGCGACATCTCGATTGCGACAACGTTCGGCATCACGTTCACACAAGCGCCCGTGGCGTTCGATAGCACGTTTCGGAATCTGACGATCCTGGCGCCGAGCCTGCCATTCCCCAGCGACGTGACGGCGACGCTGTACGTGGATGGCGCGCCCACGGACCAAGTGGCGGTGCTTCCGGCTGGCGAATCGCTCGCGGTGTCGATCGGCGCGGATGTGTTCGTCGCGGCGGGTCAGGACATCAATTACCACTATCAAGGGCCAGGGTATCCCGGCCAGGACTTGTCGTTCTGTATCGAGCGCGAGGGCGTGGGCAATATTTACGGCATCACATCCGGGTCGACTGGCTATGTGGCCAATGCCGGGACATACGGAGGGGCGTTCAATAACGGCGCGCGGCAAGAATACATTCCAGGCACGACGTTTAATAGCCTGTTCTATTCGCTGGCGGCGCTGGACGGCACCATGACCACGCTCATGCTGAAATGCTTCAATCAGACGATGGGCATCTCGGCGTATACCGCCTGGGCCTTCGTGAATGGCGTCTTGCAGGACGGGACGGGCGGCACGGTCGACACGACGTGTGTGTTGACGGGCGACGACACGGTGGCCACGAGCACGTTCGCGCTCCCGATTACGCTCGGGCAGCGGGTCGACATCGTCATCTATCGCACGGGCATCAATGGCCCGCATAACGCGCATGTGGCCGTCGGTGTCGGGTATCTGCCGGACATTGATGGCGGGTTCATGTGTTGCGGTGGAAACAACAATGTGGTGGACAACCTGAACGAATCGTGGGTATGGATGAGCAGTGAGCAGTTGGCCGTCGGGCCACTGCGCGCACTCACCCCGATTTCGGCATCAGGGCTCACCGTCACAGGGTTGGCGGTCGAACGGGCCGATCCCCCGTTCTTTCCTGGCTCGAATTGGGTGCACACGATCCAGCGGTCGCTGGCGAATACGACCGCCGTCGTGACCATTGCCGACGCGGACACCTTCGGGCTGATTGACGGCCTGTCGGAATCGTTCGTCAGTGGGCAGACGATTGTCCTGCATGTGCTCCCCAGCACTGATCCGGCTCCGGGTCTTGGGCGCTTGTATTGGGGGTTGGCCGCGCGTGTCGGGCCGACACCGGAACCGGAACCGATTCCGTCCGGGGTGTCGACGGTCACGCTGATGACGCGTCGGCTGCGTCGTGCCTCGCATCTCACCGACGAGCACCAGTGGTTGACGTACGACAAGTTCCAGGTCGACTTGCAGGCCGGTGTGGGGCTCACCGATGGCCAGGGCGAAGACCCGCAGGTGATGGTGCGGTGGAGCAACGACGGCGGGCATACGTGGTCGAACGAGCACTGGACCACGGCAGGGCGGCAAGGGGCGCGCAAGACGCGCGTCATCGTACGGCAGACGGGCCGTGCGCGCATGCGGACGTTTGAAGTGGTAGTCAGCGATCCTGTGGCCTGGTTCCTTGCCGCAGCGTATCTCGATGTCACGCCGGGGAACGGCACCTAGGAGACCACGATGGCGGCATACAACAAGTTCAATAGCTGGGTCGAGTACCTGTGCGGGGCGGCTGACCTGTTCGGCACGGGCGGGTCAACCGCAGACATGCTGGTCGCGTACCTGAGCAACGCGACGCCGTCCGCGACGGCCGACACGGTCAGCGCGGACCTCGCGCAGATCAGCACGGGCAGCGGCTACAGCGGGCCGGTCAACCTCGACAACGTGGGCACGCGCACGCTCGGGGTGCTGACGGTCACGGCGAAGTCGTTCACGGTCACGGCTTCTGGGGGGTCGGTCGGGCCGTTCCAGTACGTCGCGGTGGCCGATGACACGTTGGCGTCAGACCCGCTGGTGTCGTGGTTCGACTACGCCTCAGCGATTACGTTGGCGAGTGGCGAGACGTTCTCGGTGCTCTTCAACAGTTCGATTGTCGGGGCGAACGGCACGCTGTTCACGGTGACCTAGCATGGCAACGACGGATACGACGATCAATCCGGCGACGGGCCTCGCGGCCTGCTGCAACGACCCGCAGAACCGGCGCACGAGCACGGTCGACCCGGCGCATGTGGCCAAGGCCGTCGGGGGCGTCCCTGGCGTGCAGATCTGTGCGGTGTGCGGGCGCAAGCACTACACGTTCACGGTGATCCCCGAGGAACGGCGCCGTGGCTGACAGTAAACTCACAGCGCTGTCAGCGCTGTCGGTCCCGGCGCTCGAAGACCTCGCGTACATCGTCGACGACCCGTCCGGGACGCCCACGTCGTACAAGAGCACGCACGCGCGGCTGGGTGGGCTGTACGTGCCGGGGATTTGCGACGGACGGTTGACGCTCGATAGCGGCAACCCGGTCACAGCGACCGACATCACCGGGGCGACGACGATCTACTGGGCCGGGTACAAAGGCAATCGCGTCGGGCTCTACGACGGCACGCGGTGGGATCTCTACGAGATTGGCAGTGCGAAGTCGTTCGCGCTCGGGACGCTGACCAGCGGGGCGTTGTACGACCTGTTCGTCTACAACAACGCGGGCACGCTCACGCTGGAACGGTCGAATGCGTGGAGCGATCAACATACCCGCGCCGATACGCTGACGTTACAGAATAACGTACTCGTGAAGTCTGGGGCGACGACACGGCGCTATCTCGGGACGTTTTACACGACGTCGACGACGACGACCGAGGATTCCGGCGGCGGCACGACGACGCAAGTCGGTGGCAAGCGGTATCTCTATAACTACTACAACCGCGTGGCGCGCTCGATGGCGGTCTTTGACTCTACGGCGTCGTGGACGTATACAACCAATAGCTGGCGGCAAGCGAATGCGGCCTCTGGCAATAAAGTCGGGTTTGTTCTTGGGATTCTCGAAGATGGCGTCACGGCTGTACTCCAAGCGGGATTTCAAGGCAGTGGCGGTGCCTATGCGGCTGTCGGGATCGGGGTCGATGCGACGTCGACGATCCACGGGGCCGGCGGCATTGCGCTCGGCACGCTCTATAACACGTTCGCGGCGCAGTGGAACGGGTTTCCGTCTGCTTCGGGATTGACGGAACTCTTCTGGAACGAAAACGGGCTCGGCAGTGCGGCCGGGTTGACGTTTGTCGGCGCGGCGAGTGGCGTGCAGACGTCACGCTTGATGGCGACGGTGTTTGCATGATTCCGCAAAGCGAACAGAACCAGCGTCTCTCACAGACCATCGCGGCGGTCTGCCCGATTCACGGCGTGGCCATCACGGGACCGACATCGGCGCGCATCGACTACGACCCAACCGCCACCGCGCCACAGAAGACGGCGGCACAGTCGGCCCTGGCGACGTTCGACTGGACGGAACCCGCGCACATCGCGTGGCGTGATGGGCAAGTGAAGGCGCTCGCGAAAGAGTGGATTCTCGGCGATACCGTGCAAGCGCGCGCGTTCCGTGCGCAGTCGCTCGTCATTCTGGACCAAGTGAACGCGCTCCGCACGGCGGCCGGGCTGATTCCGCCGACGTACACGTCCAACCAGTTCCTCAATAGCGTCATTGCGCGCGTCGATACGACGCCCTAGAGCACCGCTAATGCGAACGGGACAGGAAGCGACCAGTAATGGGATCTCGTGGGCGTGGATGGTACACGCCCGGCGTTCGGTTCTGCGCCTGTTCGTATCGCGTGGCCCATTTGCAGTTCTCAGGCGTGTAGTGCCCGTTGTTGTCGATGCGCTCCAAGGTGTGCTGCGGGGTGGGTCGCTCGCCCATATCACCGAAGAACCCGGAGAAGTTCTGCCAAGTCGCGCAGACACGAATCCCACGGCCCCCGTAGCGCGCGTAGTGCGTCGCGTTGGGATTCTGGCAGCGATCCTTCATCGACTGCCACGACGTGTAGGCAGACGTGCCTACCGCGCCGTGCTTGGTAATGACGTCCTTGTGCAGACAGCCACAGGAACGGTGCTTGCCTGCGCGGAGGTCAGCGACAATAGCAACGCACAGGCTGCCGCACGCACAGCGACACAACCAACGCGTTTTGGCGCCCCGTTTCGGTGCAAGAGAGAGCGCGGTGAGTCGTCCGAACGTGGCCCCGGTGAGATCGAGTTTTCGCATGGGTGGCTCCAAATGACTCAGTATTTTACCATGAAATACATGGTTATCAGCCATGAGTGACAACACGACCCTTAACGTCGGGACCGGCGGGGATGTCTACGCCTCCGAGGACATCAGCAGCGTCAAGTATTCGCTCGTGAAGCTGGTCAGCGGCACGGCCTCCAGCACAGCGCGTATCGGTGGCGACGCCACGAATGGCCTTGATGTCGACGTGACGCGCATGGCGGCGCTCGTCGCGGGGTCGGCCAATATCGGCAGCGTCAATGCCGTCGGTGACGTCGCGCACGATACGGCCGACTCCGGCAACCCCGTCAAGGTCGGCGCGGTCGCCATCGCCTATGGCACGAATCCGACCGCCGTCACGGCTGGGGATCGCACGAACCTGTACGCCAACCGCGCAGGCATTCCCTTCTACATCGGCGGGCACCCCAACATCGTCACGTATGGCATGTCGGTGACGACCGCCATCAGCAACACCGTCATCGGGCCGACGATTGCGTCAGGGCTGAAGTTCGCGGTCACGGCACTGACCGTCACGGCGGACAATGCCAACACCGTCTTTCCGTCGATCGTGATCGGGTTCGGGACGGCGACGACGCCCGCGTTCGCCGGGACGCCAGGCACCGCCAAGATTGTGGGCGGGCATCCGGGCATTCCGGCCGGTGGCGGCTTCAAAGAGGGCGACGGGGCGGGCATCATTGGCGTCGGCGCCGACGATGAGGAACTCCGCGTGACCACCGTCGGCACGGTCACCGGGCTCTATATCGTGGTGAAGGGCTTCACCATCGAGTCGTGACATGGCCGTCATCACGTACACCTCCGGCACGACGGCGCATATCGCCAAAACACGCCACACCCGCGTGCGACTGTGGGGCGGCGGCGGCGCGGGCGGCGGAGCCACGGGGAACGGGTCGGCGGGCGGTGGCGGAGCCGGGGGTCAGTTCGTAATCTCCCGGCTGACGCTGGCCCCAGGGGCCAGCAACAACGTGGTCGTCGGTGGAGCGGCGACTGGTTCAACGACCGCGACCGTCAACGGCGTCGATACGACGTTCGGGACGACGACCGTGGTGGCAAAAGGTGGACCCGGCGGGGCGACGACCACGACGACCGGGACCGGCGCCACTGGATCCACCACGGGAGGCGTGGGCGATACGGTCACGGCTGGCGGGAATGGGGCGACCGCGCCCACCACCAGCGATAGCGGCGGGGGCGGCGGGGGTGGGGGTGGGAACGCGAGCGGCACGACGGCCGGCACGGCGACGTCGCCCGGCGGCAACGGCGGCGCGGGGCGTACCTCGGGCAACAACGCCGGCAACGTCGGCACGGCGTATGGCGGCGCCGGATCAGGCGCGCGGGCTGGCACCACGACTGACCAGGCGGGAGGCAATGGGGCGGCAGGTGGCGCGATCATCGACTGGATTCCGCCGGGGTCTGTCCTGCTGCTGGGAGTCGGCTAGTGCTTCTCCCGTACATCCTCAATAACCTGGATGGCGGCGACCCGGCGAGCTGTGCGCGGTTGTTGCTGGAAACCGGCGATGTGTTGCTGGTGGAGGATGGCGGGTTCTTCCTCCTTGAGCACAGTGGGACGTGTGGGGGCGGGGCGTTTGAACTGCCGACGGATGTCGGGACGTATGCGGTGGCGGGCAGTGCGGCCGACTTACTCGTCGGTCGTGTGTTGGATGGGGCGGCGGGTAGCTACACCATCACGGGTAGTGCGGCGGATCTGTTGTCGGCGCGCGTGCTCTCGACGGACGTCGGCACGTATGCCATCGCAGGGAGCGCGGCCGACCTCAGCGTCGGGCATCCAATGGTCGCGGAGCCCGGGGCGTACGTCATCGCTGGAAGTAGTGCGGGGCTGTTCGTTGGGCGCGTGCTCGAGACGGTCGGCGGGGCGTATGTCGTCACGGGGAGCCCGGCGGACCTCGTCGCGATCAACGTGTACGAACTGGAGACGGAGCCAGGGGCGTACACGGTTACAGGAGCCGACGCACCGACGCTCGTCGGGTACGTGCTGGGGACAGAGGTAGGCGCCTACGAACTGACGGGCGTTGCCGCAGACTTGCTGTTCTTCAGTCCCGTCGCGGAGCCGGGTGCGTACACCATCACGGGCTTCCCGGCCGAACTCGATTATTCGGCCGCGGTTGTCACGTTTACGCTGGAGTCGCTGCTCACCCGCCGGATGCGACGGTCGGCGGCGATTAGCGATGAGGACCGATGGATCTTCCACCACGAGATGCAGGTCGACCTCGAGACGGGCGTCGGGATCGTCTCAGGGCAGGGCAGCAACCCCACGGTGATGCTGCGGTGGTCCGATGATGGCGGCGAGACGTGGAGCAACGAGGTGCATGTGTCGGCGGGGAAGATGGGGGAATACACACGGCGGGCGATCTGGCGGCGGCTTGGGCGCTCGCGGGACCGAGTGTATGAGGTGGTCGTCAGCGACCCGGTGGCGTGGAACCTCTTGGGCGCATTCCTGAAAGTCGAGAAGGGCTTGCACTGATGTCGAATATCCCCAACATCGCGCATCCGATCACCGACCCCCAAGGCCGCGTCACGACGCCCTGGTATCAGTACCTCGCGACGTTGACGACGGCTGGCAGCGGGGGCGGGGTGGCGCCGGGGAACGGGGAGTACATCCTCGGGGCGCCCGATAGCGGCCTCCCCAATGCGCGCGTGGCCACCGACTCGGCGACGGTCGACGTGGACCTCACGGTGCCGAACGTCATACGGTGGCATGCGGCGGGTGTCGGGACGTCGTGGGTGCCGCTCTCGCTCGGCGTGGAGCCGCTCCAGTTCGTGTCTGACGGCGCAGGATCGCCGATCTTCGTGAGTTTCACCCCATGACCGGGAGCGTGTGTTTTGTCTGACACCACCCTCAACGCCTTCGTTGCGAGCGGCACGGCTGCCGAGCGCGTGGCGTTCGTGCCGGACCCGCCAGTGCCGATTGTCGGGCCCGATCCGGGGTACTTCTTCTTCGAGACGGACACGAGCGCCGTCTATGCGTGGGATGGCGCGGTGTGGGTGCTCGTGGCCAATGGCGGCACGGGGGACGTCGTCGGTCCTGCGTCGTCCGTGGATGACCGCATCGCGACGTTCGACGGCATCACCGGCAAGCTGCTCCAGGACGGCGGGCAGACCATCGGAGACGTCATCGCGGCGGCGGTGTTCGCCTGTGGCGATGTGGACGGGCCCGCCGCGTCGGTCGACGGCGAGATTGCCCTGTACGACCTCACGAGCGGCAAGCTCCTGAAGCGGGCGACCGGCACCGGCATCGTGCGCGTGACGTCTGGCGTGTATGGCACGGCGGGTCCGGTCAATCTCACGAGCGAAGTCACGGGCGACTTGCCGCTGTCGAACCTCGCGCAGGCGTCGGCGGCCTCACGGTTGCTCGGGCGTGGGTCGGCGAGTGGCGCGGGTGACTACCAGGAAATTACGCTCGGCTCCGGGCTGACGATGACGAGTCAGGTGCTCTCGGCCTCTGGGAGTTCCAGCGGCGACGTCGTCGGCCCGGCGAGCGCGACCGATGACCGCATTGCCACCTTTGACGGCGCCACTGGGAAACTGATTCAGGATGGCGGGCAGACCATCGCCCAAGTCATCGCCTCGGCCACGGCGGCGAGCGGCATCAAGACGCCTGGCGTGACGGTCGACAATGGCGCCACCGTCGTGACCGTGGGCGACAAGGGCACGATTCAGTGTCCGATTAGCGGCACCATCACGAAGTGGACGCTGCTCGCGAAACCCGCGGGTGATGTCGAGTTCGACGTGTTCCTCGATGCGTTCGGTTCGTACCCGCCGACGACCAGTATTGTTGCGAGCGCCCCGCCGTTGCTCTCTGGCGCTGATAGCGCGACCGATAGCACGCTGACCGGCTGGACCACGGCGGTCACGGCGGGTGACGTCTTCGGCTTCGAGATCGTCGGCACGCCAGCGACCATTACGCGCGTGACGTTGCAGATCGAGGTGACGCCGTAATGGCCATCGCTGAAGTCACCGCGCAGCGCAACACCGTCTCCGGCACGCTGAGCAATGCGTACCCGAACAACGTCACCATCGGGTCATTACTCGTGGTTGGCATCGCTGGCGCTGGACCGCTATTGACCATCAGTGCGACTGGATCCGGAGCCCCGACGTCGTGGGCGCAGATCAATTTACAGCTTGTGAATGCGTCTGATGTTCACACCTACATCGCGTGGGGCATCGCGACGGCCACGGGCGCCTGTACGGTGGCGATTACCGGATTGACCTTCGTGTCGATGACGGTGACGGAGTTTACTGGGGCCTCGGATGTGGCTGGTCTGCCGTTGCCATCATGGGGACGCGGTATTAACACAGGCCCGGCGGTCACGCAGCCATTGGTGCCAGATGGCGCGCTCGTCCTTGGCATTGTGACGTACGCGGGCACCGCGACGATTGCACAGGCTGGCGGATGGGCACTCTCAGGGGAGTACGAGACGTATGCCTCGAACTACACGCACAGCCTCATCAACCAAGTGGCGTCTGGCGCTGGGACATATACGCCGACGTGGACCACAAGCGGCACGGTGACATGGGCGTCCATGGCGATTGTGATTCTGGAACCGTCCTCGGGCGGTGGTGGCGGCGGTAGCTGTACGTTTCTCGGGTAACGGAGGGTACGACAGTGGGCTTCTGGACGAAATTAGGCGGGGCCGCGATGGCGATCGGCGGCGTGGCGGCGGCGATTCCGACGGGCGGGGCGAGTCTCGCACTGGTGCCGGCCGGGATGGGCATGATTGCCAACGACGTCAAGAAGGAAGGCGCGCAGAAAGCCGCCGGCCAACAGGAAGCGGCGGCCAATAAGGCCATCGCGACCCAGCAGCAGGCCGCGAAGGCGACGACGCAAGCCTATCAGCCCTATACGCAGACGGGCGGGGCCGCGATGAGTGCGCTCGGCTCGTTCATGGGGTTGCCGGCGTCGTTCGGGGCGTCGTCCGGGGGGATGCCGGCGCCGGTCGGGATGTCGGCGGGGGGCATTCCGTCCGATGACCTGCAGGTCGGGTCACTGCCGGCGGCGACGCAGCAGGGGCTGGGCGTGCGGACGCCCGGCACGCCCGCGCAGCAGCCGACGGGCACGGCCGTTCCGCGCAATCAGAGCGGCACACCGCACACACAGGCCGCGCAGTCGAACGCGAGTGGCTACAACACGCTCGGCGGGATGGCCGGTGGCGGGATGGTGCAGATGCGCGCGCCGACCGGGCAGGCGTCGTGGGTGCCGCGCGAGCAGGCGCCGTTCTATGCCGCCAAGGGCGCGCAGATCATCGGCTTCAACGGACAGCCGGTCGGCGGTGTGCTGTGAGCTGGTTCGATGAGCAGGGCATTCCCGGCGGCAGCATCGCGCCGATTGAGTCGGGCTATGCGCCTCGCGACCTGAATGCGCGCATGAAGGGCGGCACGTCGCAGTTGCCGACGATGGACGTCCGCACGGGCGGCGATGTCGGCGGCAGTGATACACGCGCGTACTCGCCTGCATTCATTTTCGGGCCGGATGGCTGGAGCAAGAGTAGCAACGACCCAAACACACCATGGCAACGGGGCAACGAAACGCTCCCAATCGGCCAGAGTCCCTACGATGGGATGTTCGACAATCTCCAGCCAGTACAGCCTGGTCAGAGCACGGATCTTCCGTGGGATGCCATTCACAGGGGTATCGAACGTCCTGTACTACCCACGCCAGACCAAGGCGGCAGTTACCCGCTCCCGACGCAGGACTTCCGACGCGGTGGGGATCCAGTGCCGGCGCCAGGCGCTCCCTACATGCCACCCCCGCAAGGCGGCACGCTCGGCGCAGTCGGCATGGGTCAGTCGCAGCCGCAGAGTTTCGGTCAGCGCATCATGGCGGGCAACGGCGGCCGCAATGCCCTGTCGGGCGCCTTCGGTGGCATGTTCGGCGGCGGCGGGAGTACGGCCACAAGCGCCCTCGGCTTCGGGCAGGCCCCGACCGCGGCACTCCAGAGCACGAGCGGCTACGGCGGCGGTCGGCAGCTCGGGGGCTTCGCCGGAGGTGGTGGGTCGATGCTGCGGTCGCCGACGGGCGTCTCACGGCAAGTGGCGCGCAGTGATGTGCCGTTCTATCTCCAGCGCGGCGCAACGGAGGTGCGGTAATGGCTGCAGCAGACTGGTTTGATGAGCAGGGCCCGCCCAACGTCGGCCCGATGGCGCCTGGCGCGTCCGGCGGCACGACGGCGTGGGGCACGAGCATGGGCACGCCTCCGGCCGCACCGGCACCGGGCGCACCGCCACAGCAGCAGCAGGCCGGTGGGCGGCAGCAGGTCAGCGATCGCGCGGTGCAGGACATCCTCGAAAAGTACCCGGCGACCAACGACGGCATGCGGGCGGCGATGGTGGAGATCGACCGCACGTTCGGCGCGGGCGTGATCAAGCTGCTCGAGCATCCGACACGCCTCGACAAACTCGTGATGCCAGACGGGCGCACCATCGACGCGATGGTCGGCGCGGGGGCACCGGGCGCGTCGTGGGGCTGGATGGTCGAGGGCGGCGGGCACGGCGGGGCGGGTGGCACGCTCGGTGGCTTGAGCGGGGTCGGGGTCACGCCCCAGGGGCAGGCGTTCGCCAACTGGGCGAGCGGGCAGGGCATCACACCAGAGGGCCGGGCCTTTGCCGACATGGTGATGCGCGACCGTGGCGCCGTGGGGCCGTTGCTCGGCGACCCGATGGCGGGCAAGCCGATCACTGATGACCCGTCGTTCGGCTTCCGCATGGACGAAGGCGCGAAGGCGCTCGCGCGCAGTGCGGCGGCGCGCGGCACGCTCTTGACCGGCGGGGCGGCGAAGGCGATGCAGCGGTACGCGCAGGACCTGGCGTCGACCGAGTACCAGAACAGTTACAACCGGCGCGCGGGTGAGCAGAGCAACAACTACAACCGGCTCGCGGGGGTCGCCAACTTCATGAGCGGCGAGCAGATGAACGAGTACGCCCGCAAGCTCGGGGCCGCCAATTTCATGAGCGGCGAGCAGATGAACCAGTACAACCGCTATCTCGGCACGGCGAACCTCGGACTGAACGCGACGAACGCCTCACAGAACCTCGCGAGCGGCTACGCGGACAACGTCGGCAACGCGCAGATCGGCATCGGCAACAGCCAAGGCGTCGCGACGCAATACGGGGCACAGGCGAACGCGAACACCATCACGAACCTGGGCGACATCGCCGGACAGTTCGCGAACAACTGGTACAACCGACGTAGCACGCCGCCAGTCGATCCTGGGGCGTGGACCCGTGGGGGCCTGTAGCCATGCCACTCATCCCGTCTGACGCGCGTCTGTTGCAGGCGTCGCTACCGCCACTCGAAGAGGACTGGAGCGAGCGCGCGAATAAGCGCGCCGCGCTCGAAGCCGAGACGCGCAACCGTGACGCGATGGCACGGGCGAATGCGGCGGAAGCGCAACAGCGCGAGCGGGCGCTGGCCGATGATGCGCTGATCCAACGCCTCGGTGCGGAGACGGGCGGTGCACCGGACAAGGTATACGCCGGGTTGCTGCGGCTCTCACCGTCCGCGGCGCAGAAGTACGGGAGTGCGTGGGCGGACCAGCGCAAGAAGGACTTCGACGCGGCCAAGGCGGAACACGAAAAGGAAGCGCTGGCCCTGAAGCAGAACCTTGGGTTGATCGAATACGCAAAGGCCAGGCCGGAACTGTGGCCAGCGATCCGGGCGCAGGCCATCAAGAATGACCCTGAGATGGAACCGCTGCTGCCGCAGCAGTTCGACCCGCGGGCGGTCGAGCACATCTGGAAGATCGGCCTCGACGCCGATAAATTGCACGCGCAAGAGGCGAAGTCGCTCGAATACCTCGTGAAAGGCGACTGGCATCGCGCGGCGGCGATGGCGTACTCGACGGCGACCAATGCTGAGGACAAGGAACGCATTGCGGCTGGGCTGATTCAACAGCAGGTACCGCGAGAGGTGGTGGAGTCGTTCGGGCCGTGGTCGCCGACGTTCGCACGCGATGCCCTTGCGCGAGGGATGACGCCAGACCAGCGGGTCGACAACGAGCGGCAAGCGCAAGTGCACGCCGATACGGTCGCGAACCAAGACCGCACCGCAGCAGCGACAGAGGCGTATCGTGGCGCGCGGCTCGCACAGGGTGATCGCGGGCTCGCCATCTCCCAGCAGAACGCCAATCGCCTTGCGGCACAGGCGAAGAGTGGCGGTGCGGCCGGTGCCGACCGTGGCGACCTCATCGAAGGCGTGATCGCCAACCCTGGCGAGTATGACCGGCTCACGGCCACCGATCGCGGCAAGATTCTAGGCGAACTGCATCGACGGGGGTTCACGGGGTTCGGGCGTCCGCTCTCGGAAGGTGCGGCCAAGCAGATCGCTGCCACGGATTCGGCGATGCAGTCGCTGGTGGATCTGCGTGAGATTCTGAAGAAGAACGAGCGGTATCTCGGGCCGATTGCTGGGCTCTCGGCACTCAACCCGTATTCCGACGCGCGCAAGGCGCAGGCCGACATTGACCTCGTCCGGCAGCGGGTCGGTAAGGCGCTTGAAGGGGGCGTACTCCGCAAGGAAGACGAGAACAAGTACAAGGCTATTCTCGCGACGTTGCGCGATACCCCAGAGACGGCCATTTACAAGACCGACCAACTCATCAAGAATCTTGAGACCGACAAGGCCGCGTTCATCCACCAGCAGCGGTTGACCGGACGCCGTGTCCCACAAGGCGAGACGCCGGCCGGCGGTGCTCCGAAGCGCATGAATATCAAGGGCGGCGGCATTGCCGAGCAACAGCCTGACGGATCATGGAAGCGGGTGCAGTGATGCCGCCACAGCGTAAGGTCGCCATTGGCGGCACGGTCCATCCATCGGAGTTAATCGAAATTGGCGAGACGGTCGATCCGTCGATGCTTGAGGGGGAAGCCAAACCGACGGTCGACGCCACAACGAAGACGGCAGCGCCTGAGCCGACAGGCACGCAGAGGTTTAGCGCCAAAGAGGCGTTCATCGACAACCCGCTTGACGCCTATACCGGGCTGGCCAAGAGCGCCGGGCAGCTTGTCGTCGGCGCTGGGCGTGCTGCGCAGATGGTGCCTTTCGTGACGACGATCACCGACGCCCTGTACGGCACCCCAGGCATTTCGGCGAAGGCCATGGATGTGGCCGATGACTCTCTCAAGCCGACCAACGCGATGCAGACCACCGGGAAACTGGCCGCTGACACCGCCATGTTTTTCGCGCCCATCCCTGGTGCCAGCAAGGCCAAGGCCGCGATGGCGGCCAAGGACGCCGGGTTGACGTACCTCCAGACCGGATCGATCCCTGCCGCCGCCGCGTCGGCTGGACTGTCGGCCGTGTTGCCCGGAGCCGGGATGGTCGGTACAGCGGCCGGGAAACTGAAGATCGGCGCACAGAAGAACGTCGCACAGGCGCTCGGGGCGACAAAGGAGTGGGCCAAGTCGGAAGCCGCCAAGCTCGCCCCTGAGATGCTGAAGCGTGGCATCAAGGGATCGCGCGAAGCCATGCTCGGGCTCGCAGAGCAAAAGGTGGGTGCCGTGGGCGATGCGCTCGATCAGGCGTATGCCGCCGCGTCGGCCGAAGGACACACCATCGCCGGCAAACCCATCATCGACACGCTCAAGTCGGCGCGCGAGTCGTTTCATGTCCTCGATCCAGGCGGGGACTTGGTGGCGATTCCTGGCCACGAAGTCGTCATCGCGGGGCTGAAGGATCTCGAAACGTTCGTGGGAAAACTCGGTGACGACATCCCCCTTGAACAGGCCCGCTACATCAAAAAGGCATGGGATGACATCGCGGATAAGGCGGGCCTGTTTGGACAGAACGCGATGGCCTCGGCCACGGACAAGGCCAAGGGGTGGGCCTTCCGCGAAGGGTCGGGCGCGTTCCGTGAACTGATCAACGCCAGCCCCGACATCGCCACGCTCAATAAGGAAGTCTCGTTCTGGCTCGGGCTGAAGGAGGTTCTTGATGCCACCAAACTGCGGACGCAGGCGCAGAGTGGCGGGCTCGTGTCCAACCTGACCGGGGCGATGGGCGGAATGACCGGGTTTTCGCAGGGCGAAGGGTTCAGCGATACCGTCACGAAGACGCTCGTCGGGGCGGCAGCCGGCAAGAAACTCACGCAAGCGATGCAGTCGCCATGGTTCCGCACGACCGTGGCGGCCCCGTTCAAAGATAAGCTCTCCGACGCCCTGATGTCTGGTAGTGCAGGGAAAGTCGAGAGCGCCATTCATGCCATTACGCAGGCGATGAAGGCGGCGCCGGGTCAGGTGTCGCGTGTGCTATCGCAGTAGGGACCAGACCGACTCAACCCGTTGGTGGGTGATGAAGATCAGAATCCAGAAGCCGAGCGCCACGAGGGACCACTTGATGCAGACGTACAACCACCGGAGCGGCGTCGGCCAGTGTACGGCACGCGCGTCGAGAATTTCGATCATGGGAGTGCTCTAATTATGGCCCTCTATCCTGGCGCCCTCATCCCGTGGATCGAGCAGCGCTTTTTCACGGCTGACGGCGTTCCCCTTATCGGCGGCAAGGTGTGGACCTACGTCGCGGGGACGTCCACGCCACAGGCGACCTATACCGACGTCGACCTCACGCCGGAGAGCGCGCACACCAACCCGATCATTCTCGACGGGGAAGCGCGGCCGGAAGACGGGCCGATCTTCCTGCTGCCGAACGGCTACAAGTTCATCGTCACCGATTCGGAGGACGTGCCGCAGTACACCATCGACAACATCGAGAACGTCGGTCAGGTGTTCGCGGGCAACTTCGGCACCATCCTGTCGGAAGGCAGTAAGAACGTCACGAGCGGCTACGTCGTGCTGCTCACCGACCGGCTCGTGACCGTCGACAGTGCGGGCGGGGCGGACCCGTGCGTGATCACGCTGCCGCCAGCGGCCGATGCGACGCAGCCGCTGTGTATCAAGAACTTCGGCAACATCGTCCTCGCGGTGACGCCAGACGGCACGGACACCATCGACTCGCAGCTTGGGGCCTACACCGTCCCCATCGCGACGAACCCGCCGCAGCCATCCGTGTTGATGGTCAGTGATGGCGTGTCGGCCTGGTACATTCTCGCGAGCCATGGCCTGTGACGAGCGGTCCGCGATGCTGACGGCGGGGCTCGTGGTCCTCGGCCTCGCCCTGCCGGGCTGTGTCGTTCGACGCACCATCGAACTGTCGCCCACGTCCGCGGCACCGCGCTATTGCGCCGATGGGCGGCCGGTGAAGATCCTCCAGCACCCCGATTGCACGGGGGGCATTTGTGGGTATACCTGCGCGCCCGACCGCTGGACGCCTGAGGGAAAATGAATGGCACAGAAGGCACCGCCCTCCAGTAATGGACCGATTCGCATTCAGGACGTCGTCGGGTTGCAAGCCGCCCTCGACACGATCACCGCGCAGCTTGCGACCAAGGCCGACAAGGCGCACACGCACACGCTGAACGACCTCACGGACGTGACGCTGACGTCGGTGGCTGACGGCGACGTGCTGTCGGTCGCAGGCGCGGCCTGGACGAACGTCGTCCCGCCCGAACGCCCTCCACCGATTGAGCCGCCCATCATCGAACCGCCGATCGAGCCACCGCCGGTCATTGAGCCACCGCCAGTGGGCCCTGCTGACCTATTGGCGCCTGAGGACTTCGTGTATCTCGGCATGTTCGGGGCGCCAGCGGACACCGGGGCTGGGGATACGTGGGGCTTCCACTATCAGCGCGGCTCAGTCACGGGCCGCTACGTCAACGGGCAACTGCGCTTGCTCATGACGGGGAGCGGCGATACCGGCTCGAACAACTGGAACGGGCACCACCTCTATGAAGTCGTCCCGCCGACGCTGGCGAGCCTGACGAAAGACCCGGCGACGGCGCCTGTGGCCTCGCTGCTGCGGAACTGGGGCGCGATGTCGGCGGGCTATCGGCCGATTGTCGACACCAACGGGAGCATCCTCGCGGGCCTCCTGTGGGACGCGTCGCGGCAGTGTGTGTGGTACGCGTACCACGCCCGCTACAACGTGTCCGGCTGGAACGACCCGAGCATCGGGTGTGCGGTGCTGAACGACAGCACTGGCACGCTGACGAAGTACGGGCACTGGCGCACACATACCGGCAGCAAGCGCACGGGCGCGTACATGATGGACATTCCCGCCGCTGTCGCTGACGCGCACTTTGGCGGGCGACGCATGGGCCTCGGGGCACACACCACGAGCGGGAACGCCACCGCACCCTGGGGCCCGGTGTTGCAGCCAGCGCCGTTCCTGGCCGACTACGCCACGCGGCCGTCCGACCGGCTCGAGATGACCCCTGGGGAGTCCGCGCCGAACGGCCCCAACGGGCCACATCCGCGCTGGTCGATTGACTCGCTGAACACGCTGTTTCACGACGTCGACCACAAGAAGCCGCGGCACACGGACCCGGAGGCGTATCGCTACTGCGGGTGGGGGACGTCGCCAGGCACGAACAATCCCGGCAATCCGCCCTATGACTGTGCCAACGGGTCATGGGTGATTCGGGTGCCGAACGTCTGGTACCTCGATGCGTGCTTCACGGGCGTCTGGATCGACACGCCAAACAAGCATGGGGTGTGCTTCTTCGCCAGGATTAACGTCCCCAGTCCGACGTATCCGGTCGTGCATCAGTGGTATTCGCCCAGCGCGTGCTGCCACGGGCAGACGGATGCGCGCAAGTGGGACAGCACCCCTGGCGACCAGTCCGCGAGCATGCGGAATCATCTCCTGATTTACGACCCGCAAGAGTTCGTCAAGAGCGCGTCCGGCACGCTCGCGCCACACGAACTGAAGGAGACGTACGTCGTGGACATGCACGATGCATTCTTTCAGGGTCAGAGCGACTGGGACGATGATGCGTTCAAGATCGACGGGGCCTGGTTCGACCAGCGCACGGACCTGCTCTATGCCGTGAAGGGCGAACGCGACACGCGGCACGGCGGCAGTCCAGGCAGGCCGATGGTCTACGTCTTCAAGGTCAACACGCGCATCACGCGCTAGGAAAGGTGTCATTTATGGCAGATCCGTGGCTCGCTCCCAATCGGTTTGATGTCGTCGAGCGCGTGAACGACGCGCATCCCGGCTTGATTCACGACTCGCACGCCTTCACCGAAGCGGTGGCCTGCGAGCTGCGCGCGGAGGACGCGCAGTGGGGCCGTAATGGCAAGCGCGGCAACCCGAACGACCTCAGCGACGATGCGATCGCGTGGCAGAACGCGGCGGTGCCGTGGGGCTGCTCGATTGTCGACATCATCGGCGGGGCCGGCGGGCCAGACCCATCACCGGCCTGGATCGACCAGACGCACGCCACGGCCGACGACGGCACGGTGGGCGTGTTGGTGGCGCCCGAGTGCGCGGGCGTACCGGAGCCGGGTCCTGAGCCGCCCGTGACGACACCGCCGCCCGTGACGCCGCCCGTCCAGCCGACACCGCCGCCGCCCGTCATCACGCGAGCGGAGTGGGACGCGCTCATGGCCGAAGTCGCGCTCATTCGCGATCAGGTGGACTACACATCGCAGGGGTTGTTCAACCACACCCCGGAGCGGCCGTCCGTGCTCGCGCACATCGATGACGTCAAGCGGATGATTGCGGGCCTGCCGCGTGACCCGTGCTTTACGGGGGAGTGAATGACCGGCAGGGAAAGCACTATCGTCATAGCGTGGGTGGCATCGCCTGCCCTGTGAGGGGCTCCCATCCCTGCCGGGACGTCAACAGTAGCACACTCGTGAAGCGTGGGGGGTGATCGTTGCGCGAACTCATGAGCCTGCTCGACCTCTTCACGGTGAGCGTGGGCTCGATTGTCGGTCTGTGGTGGATACTGTCATGGCTGGGTTGGTCTGACCCAGCGCCCTCAACTCACACCCCGGACGGTGGAACCGTTCGGTCTCGTCGGAAGGATTCCCATGCGTGTCGCTCTCGCTCGCCTCGTGTGTCCCCTCGTCTGCGCCGTGTCGCTGCTGGCCTCGAGCCAGGCGGCACAGGCGGCGCTCGTCAATTGTCCCGTCAGCTTCGTCACCGATGGCACCGCGAAGGTGTTCTACGGCGCACAGGAGACGGCCACCTCGGCCTGTCAGTACATCAGCCCGCCCGACAACTCCAACGTGGCCAACCTCACGAACATCAATCTCGCGGGCTTCTTCGGCTTCAGTGACTGGACCGACAACGCCGGGCAGCTCCAGCTCAATCCTGGCGATACGTGGGCCATCGTCGGTGCGAACTTCGCGACGACCGATTACGCCATTGTCTTCAAGGACGGCGCCGATACGAACCTCGTGGCGTTCCTCTTCAACGGGGAAGCGACGTCGGGCCTGTGGAATACCCCGTTCACGGAGCCGCCGTTTGACCTGTCGGGCGGGAGCGTGGCGCACGACGTCTCGCACTACTCCGTGATCGAGCGCACGAGCGGCTTCCCGCCACCGCCTCCACCTCCTCCCCCGCCACCGCCGATCCCTGAGCCTGCCAGCCTCGTGCTGATGGGCATGGGACTGTTGGGCGCGGGGTTCATGCGGCGCCGTCGGTAGCGAGGGGGAGCACCCATGGCGGACAAGCGCAAGATGCCGGAGCCGATCATTGTCGACGTGCAAGGCGTCGGCCCGGTGTCGTTTCCGGCCGGCACGACTGGCGCGCAGATTGAGTCGTGGGTGCTCAACCATCTCAAGGCGCAGCGACCACCGCAGACGTGGGGGGAGTGGGGCGGCAATCTGGCTGCACGGGTCGGGGGCGGCATCGCGGGCGGCGTGATCGGGTCGCTCGCAGGCCCGGTGGGCACCTTCGCCGGAACCGCCACAGGCGCCGCGATGGGCGATGAGTGGGCGCAGTCGCGCGAGGTGGCGCAAGGCGTGCGTGAGTCGGTCAACCCGCTCGAAATGCTGGCGGCGGGGGCCACCGCACCCATTCCAGGGGCCACGCTCAAGCGGGGGGCGCCGTTGCTGCGTCAGGTGCCGCGTGCGCTGGCGGCGGGTGTGTCGGGAGCGGCGGCCTCGTCAGCGGGGATGCAGTTGGCCGAGTCGGGCACCGTCGACCCGTGGCGCACGGCCATGGAGACGGGGCGGGGGGCCGTGCTCGGCGGCGTGATCGGTCTCGGCGTGCAGGGCGGCCTTCGCGGGGCGCAGTCGAAGGCCGCACAGAAACTCGTGCGCGATGAGACGGGCGCGATCCGGGTCTATCACGGCTCGCCGCACGACTTCGACCAGTTCTCGACCGAGAAGATCGGGACGGGCGAAGGCGCGCAGGCGTACGGGCACGGGCTCTACTTCGCGGAGCACGAGGGCGTGGCGAAGGGCTATCGCGATGCGCTGTCACCCATGGAAGTCGAAGTCCGTGGTGTTCCTGGCGTGACATGGGAGCACCTCACCGCCGGCATGAAGGGCGTCAAGAAAGGCAGCTTAGACGCCGCTCGCGCCTCAGGGAAGTTCACGCCGGAAGAACTTGACGCGATGGCGTTTATGAGCGACAGCGACATCGACACCTCGATCCGTGGGCTGCGTGAACAGGCCGAGATGACATGGCGCGGGGCGGACGCTCGTCAACTCTGGTCACGACGTGCGGATACGCTGGAGCGATTGAAGGCCGAAACGACGATCAAGCCCGGCGGCAAGATGTACGAGGTGAACATCGACGCGGACCCGGAGCAGTTCCTCGACTGGGACAAGCCGCTCAGTGCGCAGCCGAAGGCCATGCAGGATTTCGCCCGTAAGCACTTGCTCTCGGGCGAGTTTGGCCGGTTCAGCGACCATCGACTCGGCCACGACCCGACCGGCGAGCAGTTGTACCGGGAGATGCAGAATCGCCTGGAAGCCTTGTGGCAAAAGGGTGCGGTACAGGCCCCAGTCGGCCCTGAAGGCGTGGCTGGCCAGCTCAAAGACATGGGCATCCCCGGCATCAAGTACCTCGACCAAGGCTCGCGCATCACGGCGGGCGTCGATAAACTCGGCGACAAGTGGTTCGTGAAGGGGTCCATGCAGCCCTACGCGACGCAGGCCGAAGCGGAAGCGGCGGCCGAGGCGTCCGGTGGTGTGACTCGCAATTACGTCGTCGCCGACGACAAGCTAGTGAGCATCCTCCGCAAGTACGGCCTGCTGCCCTTCGTGCCGCTGAGCCAAGTCGGCCGCCCACAGCGGGACGAGGACGAGCGGCGGCGGCGGTAGTACACTGGAGTCGGAAATCTCTTTGTTTCCAACTCAGCATTGAGTAGACTGCCGGAGTCTGACGGTCAGGGCGAGTACGTCAGACTTCGGCGCTGCTGGTGGCCACGATGAAAGCCTCGGCGCACCCCCGTGGAGAGTCCATGAGCCGACTCGGGTTTAGCACCGAACCTGTCGCCATCATTGCGCTCGTGCAGTCCATCATTGGCGTCTGCATCGTCTTCGACATCGGCCACATGACGCAGGACCAGCAAGCCGCCGTGCTCGTGCTGGCCAATGCCATCCTGGCCGTCTTCCTCCGCTCCCAGGTCACCACCGAGAACGTCCTCCGCAATGCGGGGACGAGTACCGCCGAAGTCAAAGACGTCGCGAGCGATCCCTACGCTGCGATGACGGTACGGCGCGTCGACTGACAGCACGTCCGAGTGGGGCGCCGTGGCGCTCGCAATTCTGCGGGCGGCGGTGTGCGGACGACGGCGGGGCGACCCTTGAGGGCGGTAGGCTGGGCACCGGCCGCACTCACCCCGCCGGCCCACTATACCAAAGCATAGTACACGCCTACGTAAATACCCCTTGACGACATAACCGCACAGGCGTATCGTCTGGTCATGGCTTCCGCACTCAAGACCATCCGCAAGACGCGCGGGTTGACGCAGGTGGCGCTGGCCGCCAAGGCGGGGATGACCCAGCCGACGCTCAGCGCCATCGAAACCGGCAAGAACGCGAACCCGAGCTGGCGCCTGGTGCGGCGCATCTCGGCGGCCCTGGACGTGCGTCCTGAGCTGGCGTTTCCCGATGACGTGCCGGCGTCGTAACCGAAGGACACAGGGGGAGTGACATGGAACTGGTACTCGCAGTGATCGGCGTGGTGGTGGTGATGGCGACAACTGGGGTTGTCGCTCTGTCTCTGGCAGCGAAGCGGGACGAGCAGCAGCGGGAGCGGGAGAGCCTGCACGCGCGGCTCGTCGCCATCAGCACGCGGCGGGACGACTGGCACATGGACTCGTGGGAGCGATGACGCCAGATGCCGCGCGTCTCGTGTTGCAGCACGCGAGAAGCCGCCTGTTTGCGACGTTGCGTCGGGCGGCTGAGGACATTGACACACCGCTCGCGATCGCATTGTTGCAGTGGGCGGAAACCGAAAGCTACAGAACGCCTCCGGTGGTCATCGCGTCTGGTCGAGGTTTTCGGATGATCGTACGGAAGGGGGAGCGATGGCCGAGAAACTAGAGCAGATGACGTGGGGCGGCTACAAGCTGGACGACGTCGGCCGGTACGAGCGCAGCGGCGTCAAGGTGTTCACGTCGTGGCTGCCGGTACAGCGCGTGTACGAGACGCTGGTTATCCCGTCCGAGTTCGCGCTCATCCGCCTCGGCGGCGAGCAGGAACAGTACGGGACCGACCGACAGGCGGCCGAGATTGGCCATTACGAGTGGTGCTTGCGGGTCGATCGCGCGCTCGATGCTGACCAGTATCGGAGGGTGATGTGAGCGGCTGGGATTCGCGAGACGAGCCGGAACTGTGCACCGAGCCGGTACGGCTAGAGTGCGCCGTGTGCGGAGATGAAGTGCTGGCTGACCCTGATGACTCACTCGAAGACGAAGAGGAGTACGTCTGCCTGGAGTGCACGCGGGAACGTCCAGAGTTGCGACGACCGATCGCCGCGATAGACGTCGAGTAAACGACAAACGAGCCGGGACGCCGCTTCAACGACGTCGCCGGCTCTCTCAGACAGCCATGGGGGGCTGGAAGGCCATGAAACAGATGCACTATACACCACGCCAGGAAGACGCGCGCATGACGGACTTGCTCGAAGGGTTGGTCGACCAGGGGCTCGTGCGCGGGCTGCAGGCGCTGCAGTTCACGCACGGGCTGACGATTGACCCAACCGTCAAGTACGACGTGGCCGCGGTGGCGGCACTGCGGCTGCTCGACGGGCTGCGCGGCTGCGACGTCAACGACGTCATCACTGGCCTCGAGCGCCGCGCCATCACGCTCGCGCCGGAGGTGGCGTGATGCAGACCTCTCCGACCATCGGGAAGTTCGCCGAGGCGCTGAGCAAGGCCCAAGGCGTGATGAAGGCTGCCAGCAAGGACGCCGAAAACCCGCACTTCAAGAGCAAGTATAGCGACCTCGCGGCCATCGTCGGCGCGTGCCGGGAAGCGCTGTCCGCGAATGGCATCGCCATCCTGCAGGGCGTCAGTGCCGACGAGGCGCTCGTGACGGTCACGACGACGCTCGCGCACAGTTCGGGCGAGTGGGTGTCGTCGGCCCTGACCGCGCGCGCGCGGGATGCCTCGCCGCAGTCCATTGGCAGCGTCACGAGCTACTGCAAGCGCTACGGTCTGGCGGCGCTGGCGGGAGTCGTGTCCGATGAGGACGACGACGCGGAAGCCGCGCAGGGACGGCCCAAGAGCAAGCCCGCGACGGCCACTGCGCCACACATGGGCCTAACACCAGTCACGCCCCCAGTGCAGCCCCAGACGGCCACGAAGACGCAACAGGAGATCGCGGAGTTCATGGCCGCGCCTGCCGACTCGGCCCGCAGTGAGCGCGTCATCACCGAGGGGCAGCGCAAGCGCCTGTATGCCATCAGTAAAGAGCAGTTGTGGGGCGCCGATGACGTGAAGGCGCTCCTGCTCCGCTACGGCTACGACAACAGCAAGGCGATCCGGGTCAGCGACTACGACGCGCTGATCGAGGTGCTGAAGACGGGCGCCGTTCAGCGTGAGCCAGGCGACGATGACGATGACGACATGCTCTCAGGCGCTGGGCCGGCCCCGTGGGAGGTGGAACGATGACGCCCACGTGGCTGGTACTGGACATCGAAACCGTAGGGCGCCCTGACGTCGCGGACTATACCGACGAGATTCGGGCCGCGGGCAACCTGAAAGACCCTGAGAAGATCGCGGCCGATCTCGCCAAGAAGCGGGATGAGGCGATCGCGAACGCCGCGCTGGACTGGAACGCGAATGCCATCGTGGCCGTGGGCTATCAGACCGAAGAAACGAGCGAGCCGACCGTGCTGATCTGCCGGGACGTCGAGGAAGAGGCGTTCGCACTGCGTCGGATCTGGCGTGTGTACCAGGACCGGTCCAGGCGCCTCGTGACGTTCAACGGCGCGGGGTTCGACATCCCGACACTGGTCCAGCGATCGCGGTTCCTGCGGGTGCCCGTGCCGCGGCTGGACCAGCGCAAGTACGGCAACACGGACCAGATTGACCTGTACCGGCTCCTGACGTTCGATGACACCCAGCGGACCTTTGTCATCCGTCGGACGCTATCGAACTTCTGCAAGCTGTTCGCCCTCGACGTGCCCTGCGACGCGCACGACGGCAGCGACATCGCGCGGCTGGTGGCCGAGGGGGACTGGGACGCCATCGCGGCGCACGTCAGGACCGACGTCGTGAAGACGCGGATGCTCGCCGAGCGGCTGGACGTGTTGGCGGTGACGGTGCCGTGGTCTGCTGACGATATTGGTACCGTCTCAAAGGCACTGGACGAGGCGTTCTGATTGCGCGCCAGCGCCGGCAGGAGTAGAGTGGTCACACAAAAAACGGCGCCACATGCGAGAACATGGGCGCCGCCTTACCAATTCGCCATCGTGCATCGGAGGCACCATGGACCTAGCCCGCTATTCTACCAGCACGACCCGCCACGTCAACGCCGAACAGGCGGTGCACTGATGGCGGTCCTGACGACAGTTGACCTCTCCATGCTCGAGGAAGTGGTGCGCCGCCTCCTCGAGATGGATCGCGACCTCGAACGACTCCAGCAGGAACGCGATGCCCTCCGGCGCGAGGTCGAGGGCTATCGCACCGTCCTGCACCTCGCGGTCACGCAACTGCGTGACCTGACGCTTCGGCAGCAGTCGGGCGGCCAGGCGTGACCCCGGAGCAGATGGCACGAGAGTTTGTGTCGAAGCAGATGGCGCACATCGACACGGATACGTTTAACCGTTTATTCAATGACCTAACGGTGGAGGGGTGGGATGAGATACGAGCGGACGCAGCGGCGCTCGTGGAAGTCTTCATGACCATAACCACCCTCCAGCAGGAGAAGGCCGCGCGTGGTAAGGAAGCACGGCGTATCAAGGCCGAGGCCGAGGTTATGCGGCTGCGGCAGTCGCTGGAGGAGGAGCAAGGACAGCGGTCGCGGGCCATCAACGCGGAGGCTGAAGTGCTCTTACTGCGGGAAGCGTTGGTGGCGGTGCGGGAGAACCTATGCCGGGATGTGCCTGACACCTATTCGGCGCCATGCGTCGAGGCCGACGCAGCCCGTTGTGATGCCATCATCGACGCCGCCCTCGCCAGCAGCAGACAGCGGTCAGGTGGCGAAGCGTGACGGCAGCGGCACGTCCCTTCAAGGCGCCGGCGCCGGCGCCGATGATCAGCGACGACGCGAAACGGACGTTTCGGCGGGAAAACGAGGCCTACGTCTTCTCGCTTAAGGATTTGGGACTAAGTTTCAGGGTAGATAGACTGCGCCGCGAGCGGCATGAACTGAACGGCGAACTGGCGGTGGACTGCGACATGGCGGGGGCGCGCACGGTGGGCGGGTCGCTGTCGGTGGCCGACTTCAACCTGTCGAGCCTCATCGCTCGCAAGTCGCGCGCGATGCACCTCCAGGACCGCTCACGGGCGCCCGACGTGGACTGGGTCGGGCTCATCGAAGAACTGTGTCAGCGGGTGCTGGCGGAGGAACGAGCAGGGACGCCGTCGGTGTCCTTGCGTGACATCCCCCGGCCCACAGGCGATGCGGCGGTGTCGGTGCTGGGGGTGCCATTGTTGCTCGCGCATCCGATGATCTTGTTTGGCGACGGCGGATCGAGTAAATCGTATCTGGCACTGTACATGGCGACGGAACTGGCCCGACAGGGCATCCGGGTCGGGCTCCTCGACTGGGAGCTGGACGGCGGCGATCATCGCGTCCGCCTCGAAGCCATCTGTGGCGGCGCCATGCCCGACATCCGGTACAAGCGCTGCGACCGGCCCCTGGTGCATATGCGCGACGAAGTCCAGCGTATGGTACGAGTTGACAGGCTCGGGTACCTGATCTGCGACTCCATTGCGTTCGCGTGTGACACCAAGCCGGAAGACGCCGAAGCCGCGCAGCGGTATCTCCAGACGACGCGCTCGGCAGGCGTGGGGAGCCTGCACCTGGCGCACATCAGCAAGGCGGAAGGCGGCGACCAGAAGCCGTTCGGATCCGCGTTCTGGCACAACGGCGCGCGGGCGACGTGGTTTGTGCGCGCTGGCGAGCCCGACCAGGACGGGCGCATCGTGCTCGCGCTCCACAACCGCAAGGCGAACCTCACAGCCCGGCGCGTGCCGCAAGGCGTGGCCGTGACGTTTACGGAGGGGTCCACGACGTTCGCGTCGATGGACTTGCAGGACGATCCCGACGCGGCGGCTGAGTTGCCGGTGCCGTTGCGGATTCGACAGGCAGTCAAGCACATCCCCCTGACTAGGGACGCGATCGCCGAGGAACTGCCTGACGTGACGGTGCAGACGCTCAACCGGGTGCTGCGCCGTGAAGTACAGATGGGCCGACTCATCCGCTTGCCGGGGGTTGGCGATGCGGAGCGATTCGGGGTGCGAGCATGAGCCGGGATAGGCGCCACCTGCTGCCAATTCTCTCCGGCCTCTCGCTGCGGACAACCGTGTGCGGACACGCGGACACCCTGTCCGCGGACAAGGGGCGGACAAGGGCGGACAACGTGTCCGGGGGGGGGCGGACAGCGTGTCCGCCTGCACCTTCGCTTTTAGGGCGAAAACGTGGCGTTTTCCCAATAAAACAGGGGGCGGACAAGCTGTCCGCGGACAAGCGGACAAACAGGGGCCACCCAGCGGACAACTCCCCCCTCCCCCCC